GGCTCAAATATGGATATACAATTCTATAGTTACGCTGGCGATCCTCATGCAACTATAAGAGGTATATATAATGGAGGCACTAAAGTTGGTGCATTATCTTTCTTAACAGCAAATGGATCTGCACCTGTTGAAGCCTTGAGAATAACACAAGCAGGTAATGTAGGAGTTGGTACGACTGCCCCTGCTTCTAAGGTAACTGTAACAGGTGGTGATGTTGAAATTACTACTGTCGATACTGGTGTCATATTTAAAACTCCTGATGGTACAAAGCGATATAGACTGACAATAAGTAATGCAGGTGCACCTGTTTTTACACAAATACTGTAGAATTTCACAATAACACAATAAATATAAAATATGGCAATATCACCACAAACACCAATCGTTGTACCTGCAGTACCTGAGAAGACCTTTTCAGAGCAGTGGGTATATAATCTCGTCGTTCACGCACCTACCTCTACCTCTGGTAATGTACGTATCGAATTACTACCATACGACCCTGTGACACAGGAAATCGGACCTGGAACTCTCAATCAGCCTGTCTATACTGATAAATTATGGGAGGCAGTTAGTGCAGTTCCTGAAGTAGCAGTAGCGTTTCAAGCTGTAATTGACTGTGTAGGTCCTCTTCGTACATGGATTGATGCACAGAATGCACCAGTTGTTACTCCTCCTGTTGTTGAACCTGAAGTAGTAGTAGTTGAACCAGAGCCTGAAGTAGTACCCGATATCGTTATCGAACCTGAAGTAGTAGTCGAGCCTGAACCAGTATTAGAAGAGCCTGAAGAAGAACTCCTACAGCAGAAGAAAAGTTCAAAAAAGGCTTAATAATTAGTTGAAGTTTACCTAAAATACAGTAAATTATAGTACCATGGAAGAAGAAACAAAAGTACCGTTCACGAAAAACGAAGCTCAAGTACTACTACAGTTGCTTGATATCGCAGTTAAGTCTGGTGGCATTCAGGTTGCTGAAGCTGCAGTTGTCCTTTTCAAGAAATTTGAAAAGGTTGTAACACCGCCGCCTCAGGCACCGACAGTAGAGTCTAAAGCATAAAGAACTCTAACACATACACACACAATATATCGAAAAAGGCCGTGTATTAATACACGGCCTTTTTTTGTGTCTGCTGCAGTTATATATAGACTGTATAGTTATCTTATAACACAGGTAGATAGGGAGAGACACAGAGAGAATAGCAGCATCCACCTGCTAGACAGTAAATATAAACGGCGAAAGCCGTTAGATTTAAATCTAACGGCTTTCGTACTACTAATGCTATTAAACTATCTTAGAAGTATACGCTTTGACCAGACGCGCTGAATGCGACACCTAAGCCTCTGACAAGAATGACATGGTAGTAAAGATTGGCACCAAATATATTGTCGACCACTCCGTAACGTGTAAGCAAGCCTACGCGTGGAGCGAAATCGTTTGGACCAATGGTTCTCTGTACCATAATCGGAATGTAGGGGCAATAGATGATACCTGTATCATAGAACTCAGGACCTTTATAGCCAAGGAGAGCGTATTCAACGCTAGTTGAATATGCAGTACCATTAGGCTGGTTTGAGTAACCTTGAGCACCGTACTGTGTAGTATTTTGTACTTCAGTGCGAGTGTCGCGGTAAACGCTAAAGCGACCTCCAACAGAACCGATCTTAGCGATGCCAACAGGTTGTGTTGAGACATCACCTTGAACCGGTACCCACTGGAACTCAGGTAGCATTTCTAGGATCGCGCAGACTCGAGGAGTTGCAACGATGAAGTTAGCAGCACCGCGACGGTTACGTACGGCAATTCTGTTAGCTTCAATGATTAACCGCTGATAGAAGTCTCTGTTGCGCTCAACCAACCAACGACCGTCTGCAGAAGCAGGATTCCAGAAGGAATACCCTGTTCCAGCGCCGGCGTTGAGAGCGGATTGAACCATTCTCATGATCATTTCACGGTCGATTTCGGCCTGAATCTCATACGACATAGCGTTTGTGATTTCAGAATCGATATCGATACCATTCATGTTCTTAAGATCCTGTTCAAGCTCAACGGACCAACGGGCACCTAATCTACGAGTACCAGCTTCAACAGCTGTTTTCTCGAAGGTTACGTTAACCTGTGGGATGCTGTTCTGAATCTCAAAGTTCTTGAGAATTTCAGCAACACCTTGATCTTGTGCAGCAAATGACCATTCAGTATTACCAGAAAGGACCGTCGAAGACGTACCTGTAAATCTGGTATCTAAGTGTTGATAGCCAAGCTCGTTTATACCGGTGCCAGAGCCATATGTGGGTTGAGCCCGGGATGGACGACCTGCGGTAACACCACCGGCGCCTCCGTCAACGCCACCTGAGCCAAGACCTGTAGAATCATACTTATACCGTAAGGCAAAAGCAAGACCAACTGGACCTGACATAGGCTGTACCCCGACGATTTCGTTAGAAATCAACTCGGGGAACGTACGACGAATCATCGGTATAAGGATCTTCGGTAGACGAGCATCACCGTTAGCATAGCTATCGGTTGAGTTAATCGATCCTGAAGGATTGAACTGGCCGCCGGAGTTGGTACCAAAGGCACCGCCCTGACCAGCGGAAGACTGCTCAAAACACCATTTCTCTTGGTTCTCAAGAAGAATGGCAGTATTGAGACGAGTATTCTCGTTATCAATTTCCTTAATAGAGTTTGACTTGAAATCAAGTACTGGGGCCCACTTCTCTAGAAGTGTCTCAGCTCTTGATCTATCAATAAATGACTGTGGTTTATTCATAAATTTATTTTTTTCCTTTTATTCGACCTTCATAGATTAAATCTATGGTACTCAGGTGTCTAAAACACCTCATTGTTAGGGTGAAAAATTATCGGTTGCGCTGTAAAGCGTCTACGTAGGGGTTAGTTGTTGTGTTGGAGGCTTGTTCGTGTATAACACGAGGTGCGTCGGCTTTTACTACCCGTTTGTTAAAGGCTTCAGTTTTGATCTGAGCGATATTTTCGCGCTCTTTTTTATCAAAAAGCCGTAGTGTATAATCGAAGTTTTCTTCGATAAACTTTGGTGTCTTGTCACCTAAGACCTTCTTAATATACTCTTTCTTTTTCTCTGGCAGACTTGATGTCTTTTCTTCAAGAATAAGATCAGCTTTGGTCTTCTGATATGACTCTCTTAATACTTTATTTTCGTTCTCTAATTTTGCTAACCGAGCTGTAAGTGTATTAAGTTGATTCTTACCATCTGTAACTGCTTCCTTGACAGACTCTTTCATAAGAGCAGAATCAACTGCTAGTACATTACGAAGATTGGAAAGTACTGTTAGGGCTGTCTTATTCTTTGTAGCTTCAGCAATTGCTTGAACAGGTATAGCTTCGTCGATATACTCTTCAAGGTAATCAGAAATAGATTCGACAAGAGTTGTTTTAAACTTACGAGCACCTTTATTAAGCTCTGATTCGTAACGCTTTACAACATGAATAAGTTTCTTGGCATTTGATGTATCGATAGATTCGACAACTCTCTTAAGTTTACTGGTATGGTCTTTATCGATAGCTTTGATTAACTGCTCGAGCTTCTGTGAGTAAAGCTCATCTTGATCAATTAACGCTGTCTCAATTAAAAGAGCGGTCTTTTCTTGAAGAGCGTTCTCGATAGTGTTTAAAGAATCCTCTGTGAGAAGTTCTTTAACTTGATCCGGTAAAATGTTTTTAACTTTCATGTTTAGAATAAAGGGGTATCGAGCTGATTATTAATACGAGTCTTGAGTTTAAGCTCAATAACGCTCTTTAAGTATTTATTAGCTGCCGCGTAATTTTTTGAAGAAATGGCAGAAATAAATTTCTGAATACCTTGGTATTCAGTTGTTACTTGATTTTCTCGAGTCGAAACTTTCATATTAGTATTTATAGCTTATTAATGAAATTCATTATCTGTTCTAATAAAAACCCATCAACATCTTTCTTAGGAAGTTTACTTAGTCTCTTTTCAAAGTTGTCGTATACTTCTTCGAACTTACCGTAATCATTTAAAACCCACTGCTTTGACTCTAAGAGTCCAGATACAATAGCTTGCGGATACGAAGGGTCTGCTACACAGTCAACAGCTACTAGCTTAATATTACGTACAATGTTGTGATCTCTCTGTTCTTCAAGTGTACCTAGAGCGCGAGACGACATACCTACTTTAACTCCATCATTAATTAGTGATCTAACAATATGTCCACACGGTGTAGTTAAGACTTTAGACTTACCGTAAAATACATTATCTTTTTCGTATAATTCTGTAATTATATGACACGCTCTTTCGAGATTAACATCTGCAGCAGCTGGGTGGTTCAATTCACCCATCGCTCTACCAGTGTTTACCATCTCTTCATTGTAACGCTTTACTTCAGCACGTAATTCATCTATTGGGTAAATGCGTCGATTCTTATTGATACCTTCAGCCATCATATATGGCCCTTTAATATAGAGATTAGATGGTGTATTACGATTAGTTTCTTCAACGATATACTCAAACGAATCCTCGTGAGCTGTTTGACCGATTAGAAGATTAAGCTTTAACGACATATAGTTTTATTTATAGCTTACAATGTATTTTTATAGGTTTTATCATCTCTTAGTTATCAAATCCTTCTCTGTTATTATTAAAAACTGTAAATCGTGTTTTTTACAATATTCGCGAGCACTTTCCCATTTGGCCTGATTAACTAGCCAAGCTGACTGCTCGTATATTAAGTGTGCTTGCTTTTTATATTTGGTAGCAGGTGGTAAAGTTTGTTTATAGGGTTTAATTTCTATCAAATATCTGTTAACAGCATTACCCTCCTTAACCACTATGTAATTATCTACAAAATAGCGGTGAACTTTACCATCAAGAGGAGATATATAAGGCACCACTATTGATTCGCTTGACCATTTAATGATATTAGGGTTATAATCACAGAATCTAAAGAATCTTAATTCAAGACCTGATCTATAGGTTGCGGTATTACCTATAAACTTGTTACCGTTAATAGGCTTGTATATACCTTTTTT